CTCCCTCTTACCCTAAGGTTCCCATCCCACTACAGGAAGGTCACCTCAGGACAACCCAGCCAAGTTTTAACGAAGACTTGGCTCGCCGCACATGGTAATGAAGAGACGAAAACTCGCTCTTCACGACCTCAGTAACTTCGGTGAAGTACTGAAGCAATGCAGCGGTGCCGACGGATGGTGATACGCTCGTCTTCACAACTAAATGAAGACACCGTGTTAACCAAACTTGAGTATTCCGGCAGAATTTCCCTTTCAAAGGAGCCTCCGACGTAATATAGTTTGGATACCATCCGAAGGAGCCCGATCCATGTGAAACGTTGGGAATCAATTTGATTCCTTCGCGTTTGACTGCGTTCTGTATATAGGCAGCCGTGTGGTAATAACCTTTAGTACAAAGGTTATTATGCACGTCAACCGATGATACAATGGACCCGGGCTTGGCTTGTTTCGGTGCATCCAGAACACTTATGGTGGTCACGTCTTGACCAGCATAGGCGTCAACGCCGCAGGACTCTCGAAACCTTCCGGTTAAGAAAGTCTTGTCGAGGTTCACTTTAAGACCTAAAGCGTGGAGTGCATCGACGATAGAGCCAGCACAGTCAGTGGGGATGATCAAATCATCACCAAAGACTCGGACCTGCTCCTTGGCCAGATCAGCTAAGAACTTCGTAGTGATACGCTTGTCGCGATTATAAGAAATCGTGCCAAGAATAACAGCTAGGAAGAACAAAGACTGAACCGGGAAGGTAGTAGCATTACCCATCGTGGAATACTTCTTAAGCAACAAGTGCGAAGGAAGTCTTTCACTGATATCTTGTTCAATCCAGAGCGAGCGAGATGCTCGCATTGCATTGAGAAGGTTTGGCGAGAGCCTAAAAAGGCGCTCGACGTGCCAACAGGATATCCGGTCAGAAGCACTGGACAAATCTATCGTCCCGTGACTGCCCGTCTGGGAGGCTTGGAGTGCTAGATCTCCATTAAGCTCTTGTCGACCGAAGTCGATAAATTGCCCAATGGAAGAAGTTCGCACGCCATTATACATAAAGTCACGGATGTTTTGCTGACACCATTGAAGAGATGTCGGCTCAGCGGCAATAAGCCGAGGAGTCTTAATCGTCTTTGGTACAGCATAGATTTTCGCAGGATACTCACGTTGAGTAGCATGC